TTGCAGGTAATTTAGTATTTGATGTTGATGAAACAATGCTAGTGCCTGGTCAAGATATGAAAGTATTTCCTGGTAAAATATTTAGAAGACAGAGTGGTCAAACAGGACAAGCAGTACACGGATTAAAATTTCCTAATACTGCATTTGAAAATTTACAAATGTTTGACAAGTTTAGACAACTTGCAGATGAAGCAACTGGTATACCATCATACTCACATGGTGCAACAGGTGTACAATCTACAACTAGAACAGCATCTGGTATGTCAATGTTAATGGGTGCTGCAGCTCTAAGTATTAAAACAGTTATTAAAAATATTGACGACTATTTACTAAAGCCCCTAGGACAATCATTATTTTATTGGAACATGCAATTTAATGATGATGCTCCGCATATAATAGGTGATCTAGAAATCAAAGCTCAAGGCACTTCTTCTTTGATGCAGAAAGAAGTAAGATCTCAAAGACTAATGACATTTATGCAAACAGCAGCT